TTTTCTCGCTTGCGCTTCGACCGCACATAGCATTCATCTCATCCGAGCATGCCTTAAGCGTTCTCCGGTAAACACTTACCGACCCTTCTCGATCTCCTACAAATCCCCCGCCGCGCCCTTTACTCACCCCTCTCCCGCACAATCCGCCCCGCACCCACTTCCTCCGCATACCCATCCAGCTTGTCCTCTACCGCCTGGAGCACGCTGGGAATCTTCAGCAGCGCCCAGGCGTCAGGCTCATTGCCTGCCAGGCTAAGACGTTCCGCTATCCGCATCAGGTCAACGGCAGACCACTTCATATCTGCCGCCGAACTGGTCAGGTCGCGCCTGAGCTGTTGATTGGGTTTGTTGAGTGCCATGTTGCCTCCTACAAGTCACCGCCACGCCAGATCACCTTGCCGATGATGCGGTGCTCGTTCACCTCGCTACGCGCAAGCATGACGTCTGCATAATCGTCACAATCGTCGTTGTCGCTGCGGATGATCCAGCTGCCCAGGGGCGTTTTGACTAAGCGCTTTACGATGGCGCCCTTGTCTGCACTGGTCAGCACAAACACTTGGCCGTCTACCGGCTCGGTCTTTGACGTGTCCAGCAGCAGTACGTCGTGATCATTGATAGTCGGCCACATGCTGTCGCCATCGGCATAGATCACGATCAGGTGCTTCGGGTTAACACCTTTCATCTTCAGCCACTCGTGCTTGAAGGCGAGGGTGGCCAGCGATTCGACGTGCGGATTTTCGTGTCCAAAGCCTGCGGCGGCCCTGGCTGAATATTGGGGGATGAATGAGTACTTCTCGTCTCGGCCATCATCCATGTCAGTCCCAGCAGGAAATGGAGTGTTCACGGCTGGGGCGGCTTGCTTGTCATCCTGGGCAAGTGCAACACCATCAGCCAGGGTGGGGCTAACCTCGGCAGGCTGGAAGTCCAGGGCTTTTGAAAGCCGGATCAGCGCCTCAAGGTTTAGAGCTACCTTTCCATTCGCGTACTGGCTGAATGCGCTTTGAGGTGAATTCCAGCCGCACCTTTCCCCAACCTCAGTTTGATTGAGAACCTTGCTATCGCCCCGATCTCTCGATTCTTTCACGCGTTTTTTGTAAATCACGCGCAATCGCTCGGCATCAGCTAGCTGCCAGTCGGCGAGAGGCGTTCGAGTAGGTTTATTCATATGGGCGATTAAGTAGCACAGCTGTTAGTTAATCAAACAGCAGTGCTAATCCTTTCCTTGTTTTTTGTAAAACAGCAGTGCTAATATTCTGGAGAATCCACCAAGAGCACCCGCTAATGAAGACCGTAACCCTTGGGGAGTACCTAGCAGCTCATGGCACCCAGAGCGATCTCGCCAAGGCTCTTGGCATCCAGCAGAGCGCTGTCTCCCAAATGCACAGATCCGGCCGAACCATCTCTATCACCCTTATGGATGACGGCTCTATTCAAGCAAACGAAATTCGACCGATTCCCGCGCGAAAAACTGCGGCTGAAACCTGCTTGTTACGTCCATTTTGAAACGCGTTCCGGCACGCCGCCACTGAAACAAATACGAGGTTTTACGAATGGAAGCTTTCTTGGATGCATGCCAGGCCGCAGTGAAAGACAACGAACCCAAGGTGCTGGCCGCCAAGATGGGGCTTTCACACGTGAGCCTGCTACAGCGCGCAAACGCTGACAACGACGCCCACCACCTGACGATCGAGCATCTTTTCGGCGTGATGCTTCATACCGGCGACTTTCGACCGCTGCAGGTCCTGGCTCGCGAGCTCGGGTTTGACGTTGTTGCGAGTGTTCCCCAGAAGGCGGTCAGTCTGAATCAGGCGCTGCTGCATCTGTCGTCGGAAATGGCTGAGGTGACGCTTGAGGTGTGCAGGGCGCTTGAAGATGGCCGGATCTGCCAGACAGAGAAGGCAGCGATCCGACGAGAAATTCAGCACACCAGGCAGAAGCTGGACCTGCTCGAAGAGTCCGTGAAGGTCGCTTAAATCGCAGGCAAAAAAAAGCCGGGATTGCAGCCCGGCTTCTTCAACAACACTTGTGAGGTCGATTATGCACACCACAACCACCCCGATCAATAGCCAGGCTGATTCGTCATCCTCGCTGATTGCGCCAAATATGCCGCGTCAGGTCATGTCTACTCGCGAGATCGCCGACCTGACCGGGAAGCTGCACAAGAACGTAAAGCGCGACGTGGTCAGCATGCTTTCTGAGCTCAACATAGATGCGCTCAGTTTTGAGCGCATCTATCGCGACGGCCAGAACCGGAGCCAGTCCGAGTATTTGCTTGATCGCGAGCATACCGACTGCCTGCTTACCGGCTACAGCGCTCCGATGCGGATGAAAGTGATCCGCCGCTGGCATGAGTTGGAAGGTCGCGTCGTTGGGCACTTGCAAGTGCCGACCAACTTCCTCGAGGCCATGCGGCTGGCAACTCAGCAGGCGGAGCAGAACGAACAGCTGCAAGCCGTCATTGATCGCCAGGCCCCCAAGGTTGCTGCCATCCAGCGTCTGGCTGGGGCGGGCGGCGCGATCTGCATCACTGACGCCGCCAAGCAACTCCAGATCCCACCCTCGAAGCTGTTCGACTGGCTGCAGGCCAACCGTTGGATCTTCCGTCGCGGCGGGACCGGGCGTTGGGTTGCACATCAGCCGCGTATCACCACCGGCCTGATGAAACACAAGGTCACCGCTCTGAAGCCTGACCCACAGACTGGCATCGAGCGTGCCGCGTTTGATCCACTTATTACCCCGAAAGGCTTGGCAACGCTGGCCGAAAGACTGACTGGAGCTGCACTGTGAGTGTTCAAGCAATGACTTGGGCTATGGACATCCCGCCTACTGCCCTTGAGAACCCAGCGGCGCGTCACGTGCTTTTGTGCATGGCGAATTATGCCGGGCCAGAAGGTCGCGGCGCGTTCCCTTCAGCAGCAACCATTTCCAAACAGACCGGGCTGTCAGAGCGCACCGTACGTCTGAAGCTGGACGAGCTGGAGAAGGGTGGTTGGATAGCGGAGGGCAATCAGGCAATCGCTGCGGCCTACATTGATCGTCGCGACCGCCGCCCTGTCGTGTATGACCTTCAGCTAAAGCGGGGTGCAAATCCTGCACCCCGTAAAGATCGGGGTGCAGATGACCGCACGGGGTGCAGCTCCCAGCAGAACGGGGTGCAGGAAAACGCAGAACGGGGTGCAGCAGCTGCACCCAATACACCATTGAACCATCAAGGACCCAAAGAGCAGCAGCGCGGGATTTCGGACTTGATCGCTGAGCAGTATCGGCAGGCACTCGAGTCGGCCGATGATCGCCAACGCTTCGCCATGTTCGCTGACTGGTCTCCCGAAAGCCGCTACCTGATCGCCCAGGCCCAGATCGCTGGTGTCAAACCAAGCGACATCGGCGAGTCGGTGCTGCGGGGTTTCCTCGGCTGGTTCGTGGCCAGGCCCGGCACTGTGGATACTGCTGCTGGCTGGTGCCGCCGTCTGGTGGTGTGGTTCCAGAAAGAGCGCGCCAATGGCGGTCTGGCAGAGGCGGAAGACGCGTCTGGCACGTCCGGGGGCTGGGCGTCGAAGGGGGTGATTCTGTGAGCGGCCCGGTTCGAGTTGGATACCTCGTCCACCACCGGACGACTGATGCGACGTACAACCCCGCGCCTTCCGTAACGGTTGAGATTGACCCCGCGACCGAGCAAGTCATCGACGAATTGTTCCTACGGTTGCAGGGCGCTTGCGGCGCGTGGCGCCAGTCCTGGCCGAATCAGCGAGTGATGGACGCCTCGAAATTGGAATGGCTGGCCGAGTTCATGCGTTCCGGGATCACGTCCATGGACCAGCTGCGCCACGGCATGCGCATGGTCAGCGCGAGCAAGTTGGCGTTCGTACCAGCGCCGGGTCTGTTCGTCAGCTGGTGTTTTGCGCCGGAAGGTCTGGGCCTGCCCAGCGTCGAGGTCGCTTACTCACAGGCGCTGCGCAACTCACATCCAGGCATGCAGGGCCGCGGCAAGTGGTTCCATCCGGCGATCTACCACGCCACCGCGGCGGCTGGCTTCCTGAGTTTGCAGACGCTGCCTCGCGAACTGGGCATGGCGCGTTTCGAACAGAAGTACCTGGAGCAGTGCCGCCGGATCTGGTGCGGTGAAGAGTT